AGAGGAGCAGCAGGTCGGTGGCCCCGGCGACGGATACCGAGCCGAGTTCCTGCTGGCTCTGTGCGGCGCTGAAGGACGCCTCCAGCAGCCGGAAGGTCAGGTCGCGGTCCTGATGGGCCGTCCATGTGCTGGCGTTGCTGGAGGAAAGCAGCACGCCGACCTGATAGGGCTGGCTGACGACCCACTGTTGCGCGGTGGCGTCGAACTTGCCGAGTTCGGCCACGGAAAGGGCGGTCTCAGCGTCGTCGCAGAGCACCACAAAGGCGTATTCGGTGCCCGCCGCCAGCGAGAGCGGCGAGGGCAGGAGCACGCGGGTGTGGCCGCCGCCGGAGACGACGATGGAAGAGGCCGGGATAAGAGCCTCGGCCAGCACCGTGCGGGTGGGCACGCCGTTGGCCACGTCGCGGATCTGCAGGCGGGCGTCGCCGCCCTTCGCCGTGAACCACAGGTCGACCCCGGCAAGCTGGGTGGCCTTGTCCAGCACAAAGGTCTGGGCCAGCGGGTCCACCCAGATGGTGGTGATGGTGTTCACCTGCCGCAGGGTGTTGACCGTGAGCTGCCCCTGCCCGCCGAGGCCCGCGAGCCGCCCTTGCCCGTAAAGGTCACGGCCTTGGCCCCGGAGGGAACTTTGGCCGGGATGCGGAACGAACCGTCCAGCGTGCCGTTGCCGTCCGCAGTGCCGTGAAGGTCCAGCGGCACGCCGTCAAAAGCGGCGGCGGCAAGCTGTTCGCCCGCGCCGAACCCTTCGATACGGTAGGCCACGTCGATCTGGCGCAGGTACTCCAGCGCATTGGTCGTGGAACCCAACTGTTCGGTACGGGTCGCGGTGTCTTCCCCCACGACCCACGAGACGCCCGGCACGTAATGCCCGGTGTTGAACCGTTCGGTCACGGCGCTGGCCCATTGGGTCTGGCTTTCGGTCCAGCGGTCCAAGGCGGGGTTCAGGCTCGCGCTCCCGGGGAGCGGGTCAAAGGCCATGTACGGGTTGACCTTCATGGAGCCGGTGCGCAGGGGCTGGGCCAGCAGGGGGGACGGCGTCCAAGGGTTGGCCGTGGGCGCGGCCACGTCGTTGGGCAGGGCCGTTGCCGTGGCTTCGATGGGCAGCGTCAGGACGCCATTGACCACGGCGGCGGTCTGGGAAAGCCCCTGATCGCGCATGTCGTCGTTCAGCAGCGGGTCGACGAAGATGCCCGCCCGTGCCCCGGACTCGCGGGTGAACACGTCGGCCTCGAGGCGCTGCCGGGCGACTTCCTGCTGCACCGCGTCGATGCGGCGGTTGATGGTTTCGATTTCCGAGAAGGGGACCACGCGCACGCCGTCGGAGCGCACGGTGCGGGTGTCGCGCCACGTCTGGGCGACGGTGGCGATGGGCAGGAGCGACGCGGGCAGGCTGGGGCTGCGGGGGCTGCTTTCCGAGGCCACGCCCTGCAGCCAGACGAACAGCCCTTCCTGATTGATTGCCAGCCGGTCGAGGCGGGGCAGGGCCTGCCGGTAGGTGATGAGGATGGAGGTGCCGCTGGCCGCGCCTTCGATGCGGAAGCCGTCGGCGTCCAGCCCCTTGGGTTCGGCGCTGGTCACGCACTCGTAGGTGCAGGAATAGGTCGACCCGGTGGCGGGCTCGTTGCCCGTGGGGGACC